TAATGCCTTAGTTGCATAACAAAAGCGTAGCAGCTAAAAGCCACTACGCTTTCAAGTCTAACTTTTTGGGGTCACCACATATTCGTAAAGTGCTTAATCCGCTTTTTCTGTTTTTTCTGTTTTAACTGCTTTGGCTCTCGGCTTTTTGGGAGCGTCAGACTTGACCTCTTCTGCAAAACCGCCGTCAATGAGTTCCTTTGCTCTCTGCTCGGAGCATTCAAAAACTTCATTCACAGGTCGGGTTACATAGCCGTTCTGCCTGTCATTAAATGCTGTTGTTACTCTGATTTTCATTCTGTCACCACCTTTCTAAACTGGTCGAAATCGACGGGTTTAAATGCAAAAAAGCACCCTATAATCAACATTGCTGTCGATTATAAAATGCTCAATTCGTAATTTTATGCTGTTTTTGTGAATTGCATATAACAAAACCGCCCTTTTTACGGAGCGGTTAGATTATGCCACTATCTTTTAGATATTGCATTTTTTGTTTCTCTCTAAGCTTACTGTAAAGTGCTTCAGCATCTTTAGCTTCTTGTGGAGCATCTTCACGCAAAGTGACATTTAAACCATTTGTTACAAGGTACGGCTTAAACGCATTCCATAGAGATTTTTGTTCTTCAGTTTGTATCAATCTCATACCATCATCACCCTAAAAGTTTGCTGACTCTGTACTCGTTATACACTTCATCCATAGCTTTATCTTTTAAGCATTCAAAAGCATACTCACTTATATCCTCTATATTATAACCGTTATTTATCAATTTTTCAACCTTTGGAGCATAAATTTTATTAAGGTAATCGCAATATTCAAAATAATCGTTAATACTTCCGAATTTTGCTCTGTAATTTTTAGCGTCTTGCCAATGAATCAGTTCGTGCAGAATTGTACTCAATCTGTCTTGCGGACAAGCCAAGTTTTCTTGTAAGCCTGACAAATCACTTGTTGAAAAGTATGCTGAATTGACATTTAGAACATTCTGCATTGGCATATATGAAGCAATAGCATTTACTCGCATTTCTTCGGGAGTGACAATACAAATTTCAGGCTTTCCGCTTGTTTCAACCTCTCCGAGCATATCAAACGCTTTTCTCACTTGCATATCAAAATTATGAAGTTCTTTTCGTTTTAGCTTTACCTTATCTGAAATATAAACATTATCACACAATGTATTTGCCTTGTGGGTATCAATTGTAATTGTTTCGCCCTCAATTTTGCGTTCAAAAGTTTTTGATATATCTTCCTTAAAAACAGGTCTGTAATATTTTTGTTCATCAGTCTTCAAAGAAAATCGTTTTGCCTTTTCTTCAAGCGTATTCGCCCTATCGTGCCACTCATCGGCTCGGGTTTGAGCTATTCGTTTATTGTCCTCGTCAAGACTGTATTCGTCACGGCGGTCAAAGCGTTCTGCCTGTCGCTGTGCATACTGCTGTTTTTCCTCAATTTCTCGCTGACGGTCAAGCTCTTTGATTTCATCTTCAGACAACGGTGCGTCCAAATCATCAAGTTCGGGATAATATGTACTTGTGCTGTCCTTACACCTCGGATGAAACAAACCGTTCTTGATTGCGGTTGAGAGGAGCGGATAGTTTCCGTCTGACTTTTTGCCGTTTGAATAAACATCGTCAATAAACACCTTGCCGATATATTTTGCACAATCGGGGCAACCGCCCTGTCTTGAGTTCACAACAACGAGGGATACTCCCCATTCGGCTCGCTTTTCGCCCTCACCACGCAGATAGGCTCTTTTGTTGGCTGTTTTAACCGCCATATCCGCATAATCCGAGAGCGTATGCCTTGCACCGTTCTTGTATTCCACACAATTAAGACCTGCGTTGAGCATATCTTTGCAAGCTATATCAACGGCTTTTTCGTATGTAACCGCACCCGTGTTCATTGCAACCTGTGCGTTAAAAATCGCCTTGCGGTACTTGTCGTTGCTCATACGCAAAACTGCCGTTTCTGCCCTCTTTAAATCGTCTGTGGTCGATTTTATGAGTGCGTCAAGTTTACGGTCATTCACCTTAAAAAACTCGGCTGTGCTGTGTGCTGACGGCTTTTTCGGGGCTTTGAAACCGTCCTTGACAGCTTCAAGAATTTCTGCCTCCTGACTTGCATTTCCGTCAGCTTTGGCGGTGCGAATCATCTCTTCAACCTTACTGTTAATGGTTTTGAAACGCTTGCCGAATTTCTTTGCGTTGTGCTTGCGGTACTCTTCAAGACTTTTGAGCTGTTCAGCCTGCCATTGTGTCCAGTTGTAACCCTCTTTGGTTTCTTCGGCTCTGTGACGGCTGAAATTGCGCATCATGCTGTCGATAAGCTCGTTTTCAATTCTCTCAAAAGCCTCTTTAATGTTGTAATCACTCATTGCTTACTCATTTGCTGTCATCGTCCTGATTTGCGATATCTTCGGGTTTATCGGGTTCATTGCCCGTGTCGGTAAGGTCAACATCATCAAATGGAGAAGTTTCTTCTTCGCCTGCGATGCCCTGTTCTTCCTTAATTCTCTGCACCTCTTCGGCTTTCCAATCCTCCGACTTGCTGTCGCCGTAAAGCTCGTCAACCGAGGTTTCAACTGACATCAAACCGCCCTGTCTTGCTTTTGACACGGTTTCAACCTGACTTTCAAAGCTCGGATTTGCATATTCGCCGAAGTTTACGGACACTTCCAAGCCCTCAACAATACCATTGCCGTTAAGTTCACCGTCTGCATTGAGTACAACTGCAACAAGGCTTTGAAGTGCGTTCTGCGTAATTTTCACAAGGTTCTGCCTTGTGTAAAGGGTTGTCTTTTCCTTTTCACGCTGAGCATCTGCATTATCAAGCTTCTTCGTATCAATGCCGAGAGTTGACGGCGATATAATGCCCTGTAAGCAGAGGTCGAGGGCAGTAATGTATGAACTCAAATAGCTTTCGTGCTGAATCTGCGGACTTTCGGTGTAAATCCTGTTGCCGTTGCCGTTTTCAGACATATCGTTGCCCACGGTGATAAATCGGTTATCAAACGGATTTGGCGATATCGGCTGACAGGTTTCGGGATTTCTCGGAACAAGGCAATCAGGCACATACTGCTTTGTTCGGCAGGCTCTGAGTGCGTCCATCCACTGTGACCACACTTCATCAAGGCTGTCGAAAGCGTCTGTTTTTATGCCGATAATACCCGCACCTCTGCCCTTGTGGCACGATTTGCCGTAAAGGACAGGTACAGCCCACATATATGATTCGTCAAATGTAACGCCCTTTGAATCAATCCACGAAAGAGCGTCAACCGTGTGCAGGTCAATCTCTTTGCCGTTGTCATCATACAAAGCATAGTGAATATAGCCGTAACCGTATGTTTCTTCAAAACGGTAACGGCGGTGTTTTTGCGTGTAATCGGTGTAAAACTTAACCTCTCGGATTCTGCCACGCACATATGTAAAGTCGATGTTTTCGGCAGGATACCATTCAACAATCGGAACATCTGATACAGCCGTGTCAAAGCTGACCTTAAAAGCACCGTCACCGACAACACATAGGTCACGGAGCATTTGCTTAACCGTGTCGGACAATTTGTTCTGCTTTTCAATGTCTTCCCAACGCTCTGCATAAGCGGTTGAATTTTTACTTGTAACATCTGTGCCGTTGTAGTCGGCAATTACGATATTCACAAGCGTTTCGCAGATGAGTGCCGGCAAGCCCGTGTGTATTTTACGGATTTCAAGCCCCTTTGTGCTTTTTGCCGCCCAAAACATAGTTTTGTTTGTGTCAATCTGCTTGTACAGCTCCGCAAGCTGTCTGCTGTTGCCCCAATACCAAATGCGATTGATAAAGCACTCGGTCAGATGATTGCTTGTTTCGGTAACGGTAATTGTTTTGTCGCTTGCAGGAGTAATCTGCAAAAAGTTTTTAATTCCCGATCTGATAGATTCAGCCATTCTGTTAATCAGCCCCATTTATTTCACTTCCAATAATATTTTTAAACGGCAGCCACGCATATTGACCGCTGTTAATGCAATGGTCGTGACCGTCCTCGGGTGTGTTGTCTTTATCCTCTCGCCAGCTGTAAATTTCAAACTCGGCAATCGTGTTTTTACAATGTTCAAGCACAAAATAACAGTCGGTGGCAAGCCAGCCGAGTACAAGATTGATTCGGTCGATAATCTTCGTTTTCTTCCATGCATTTGCAAAGTCATAGACATAGCCGTGCTGTCGCTTATACTTTTGAAATTCGGTAATAGTCGCTTGGTCGGCACTGTCAATAAAAGCCGTGCGTGCAAAGCCCCATTCATCACGGTTGCGGTCAAGAAAATCAATAAAATTCTTCACCGTGTCACTCGGGGCAATAGGCATTTGCATTTCAGCGTTGTTATAAACTCTTTCATCAAGCTGAACACACTTACCGTGATTGGTAATGCCGTAAAATGTCATTGCGATAGTGTCAGGCGACTTCTGCGAATAGGCGGTATCAAGACCTGCGGTGAACTGAACAAAGTGTTCCGACTTGCGGTTACAGTTCAAAAACTTTCCTGCCCACTCTTTTGATTTGATATGTCTTGCCCTCTCAAAATTTGGGAACACAAGACCTGTTGCTCTGCCTCGCAAACCTAAGATTTTATTTTTATAGAGCTTTGTACCTTTCGGTGCAGAGTTCTTTTTCTTTTCAATCTGTTCAGGTGTAAGACTTAAATTGTCGGCAAAAGAAAAGAACCAATACCGCCAATTCGGTACAGGTTCTTCGGTAAGCTCCGCCGTAATCTCGGGAGGAACATCGTTTTCATATTTTTTAAAAGGACGGGAGCGGTTGACAAACTCCTTATACACAGGCAGGCTCGGATCGTCGGGATTCAGCGTTGCAAGCATATAGTCATTACGGGTTGACATCTCTCGGATAAACTCGATATCGGCGGTGTTGATTTCGTCAATATAAACGCACCCAAACTGCGCACCGAGAACCATTTCCCACTTATCCCGACTGCTGTAACCGAGAATATAGATAATTTTGTCCTCAAACTTGATATGCGGCAACTTGTAATCCTTGTCGCCGTTACCGCAATAGACAGCGTTGCGGTGCAAGTCGAGAATACCGTTGTCCTGTTGAATTATAGTTTCCTCAGCCTTGCCCGTAGTTTTGGCGGCAATTGCGTGAAGCTTCTTCGGCGACTGCGACACCATTCGCATAAACTTAACGCCTGCCCCGACTGTTGTTTTTCCTGAGGCTGTAGTGCCTTCAAGAAATTCAGCCGACACATTTGTTGTGTTGATAAAGTCGATATACTTTTGTGACAACGGGAATTTGTTACTCACTCAGTCCCTCACCACCCAACTGCCTGAACACATCGGATAGCTTTTCGGACTGCTCAGCCTTTGCGTCAACCTTAACGGTGTATTCGCCCGTCATCTTGTTGAGCGTGTCAATAGCCCTGATTCTGTCGGAGGTGTCCTGCTCGTCATTCCTTGCAATGTCGGACAAAGCAACCTGTCTGTCCTTTGCACTCATAATGCGCTCATCTTTGAGCTTATCGGAAAGCTCCTTGATGTATTTTGAAACTCCAACATTCTCCAACAATTCATATGCTCTTGCGTTTGCGTAATTTTCTGAATATCCTGCCTGTATCGCACTCTGAACGGTGTTACCGCTCTGCGCATAATATTCCGCAAACTTTCTCTGCCTTGCATTTAATTTGTCTTTCACGGTATCACCTCTCTTTGTCTGAAAATTCTAAAAATAAGCAAAAGAAAAGAGAGTACTAAATGCACTCTCAATTAATCAGTATTAAGCGTTAAATCATTAATTCTGTCATTCAATTCTGCCAGTGTATTTCTTAATATCAAACAGTCTTTAGGCGTAAGTAATTTATTGTCCTTATTGTTAATCAATAAACTATTAACTCTCAACAATTTTTGATAACAGGAAATAAGTAAATCAAGATTATTGGGATTGTTTCTCAATGCATATCGACATTCCATAAGCAAGCTTGCAAATTCACGATTATTAAGGTCAACATTTAATTCGTCACTAACATTTGGCGTATTAGAAAACATTCTTATTGAATCTTCAATAGCATCTAACTTTGAATATATTGATTTCATCATAAATCTATCGAAAACGACCTCATCAACTTTGGAATTATCTACAGTTGCATTTTCTAAATTTGCTATACTCATTAACGAAAATGAACCATTTTCATAAGTTTCCTTTATCGCATTAGCAATATCATCTTTTGCCTTAATAACATTTTCATACAACCTATCTCTCTTATAAAAAACAGTATTTATTCCTGCTACATCAAAAATTTTATCAGTAGCATCGTCCTGTATCAAAACTACTTTTTTACCATAGGCTTGTCGAATTCCTAATTCATACATAACATTCGGATTTCTTGAACTTAAATCGCAAATTGCCATATCACATTCAACTAAATTTTTCAAAATTTTTTGCATTATCGAATCACATATTTGATTGCTATCTGCTCTTATAGGTTCAAATCCTGCTTCTTTGACAGCAGGAACAATTATCTGTTCGTATATTTTGTCAAAATGACCTGCAGGGTATTTCGGCTGATCTGATATAGGCATTATAACAAAACAGGTTTTTGCCTTACTTTCTTCGCTCATATGTAGCTCTCCTTAGTTATTATATACCACTAATCTATCATATTATTTGACACAATTCAACGAATTTTACATTTTTCTGTAAACCGCACAATTAAGAAAGTAATAATTTGTATAAAATAACCACACACAACACAAAACCGCCCTCAAACGAGAGCGGTCTGTGCAATTTTTATCTTAGGAGAGTTTCACATATGTCCTGTTTGTCAAACTTTCATAATACCATTATACGCAGGGTAAGGGTGACATTCAATGACATTTTAAAATAATTTTACGAAAAATCGAACTTTTTTCGGAATGCCTGTAACGCTTCGCCGTGCAACCTCAGGGTATGCCTTACGCTCATTTCCATACACTCTGCAATATCTTCCCACCGATGACAATTTATGTAATACTCGGTCAAAATCGCAATGTAACGGTAATCATCAAGTGCGTTGATTTTACTGCGAATTTCAGTTTTCAACCGTACAAGATTGTCAATCTCCCGATTGATTTCAGCCTGTAGGTCTGCAATCCTGTCAACAATCCGCATAGGGTCATTAACTCCCGATGTCTTAACAGGTTCGTTTTGCTTAACCGATACCTGTGCAATATTCAGCCTAAGTTTCGACAGCTCGTGTTCTTTCGTTCTGATCAGCTTATCCGAAACCCTGACCGAATATAAATAATCTTTAACCGTCAATCCGCATCACGCTCCTCCTCGTCAAGCATACCAAGTTTCTGTGCCAACGCAATAACAGCGTTTACAATCAAATACAAATCCTTGCCTTTAATATCGCACATACGATAGCTGACCTTGATAGTTTCTTCTTCGTTGTCGATTTCATCAAAACCAACAACTACACCTTTATTTAAGGTTTCTATTTCGCCGTTATCGTAATTAACGGTAATATTTTTAATGTCTCTCATTCTTCTACCTCACTTTCAAGCCAATGTTTTGTGCAGTCAATACAGCTGTTATTGAATCGCTTTTCCATAGGACAACCGACATACGGAGTTCCGTACGGGCAACTGAAAAAGTCTATACAACTTCGAGCCATTTCATCAATACTCATTGATTTAATCCTTTCAAAATTTGTCATTCTTAACTTTTCATTGCAGCTGATTTTCTGGATATGCGACACTCTAAATACAGTATTTTTAACTACTTCATTATTCTCATCAATACAAAAATAAAAATTTAACGGCACTGATAAATTAGGATTGTCCGCAAAAGCTTTTTCGCCAGTTTGGTGTAATATGCCTGCGTATATCGCTCCATCATACAGAGTAATTGTTACATCCTTACCTAAATACTTTTCAAATTCAGTTCTTGTCATTATTTTCACTCCTTATCCATTTTTGCTCCGCAGTAAGGGCAATATGGATACAAATCAATACCCTCGCTAAAAACGCCCGCATAAAGAGCAATAAAATTACCACACTCAGAACATAAATAAATTGCATAACCGACATCCCCGCTGTCGTATTCCCACTTTCCGTGCCTGATTTCTTCCATTTCACACACCGTAGCATGATTGGGTTTACTACCGTCAACTTCGATAATATGCTTAACTGTTTCGGCATTTCGTTTTGAATTAAAGTATATCGTGTTTACACTACCGTCTGCGAACGGTATATCCAAAGCATAGTCACCGCAAAAATCACGGATTTTTAATTCTTTTTCAATCATCGCTCTTCACCAATCCTCTCCGTCAAAACTTAATTGCCCCGGTAAAACACCATCCTGCATCCACCAGTGATAAACCTCAAGTCCATTAGCGTGTTGTGTAGCTTTGCCTCTTTGCTTTCTCACTTCAAGCATCTTGTCGAATGCTCTTATATACAAATTTCGGTACTTGGGATATCGTGCAAATTCCGCAAATCTCTTCTTACTTACCATTGGACAGCCAATGCATCCAACACGGTCAAATCCACAACTGTATAACGGATTAAGATTAATGTGTTCTTGGTTGATGTACTCCCTAACATCACTATCCGACCAATCACAAATAGGGTTGAAGATTATCTTCCCTTGTAACTGACAATGCTCAACTATCTGCCTCTTATCGTCATTGTCATTGTTAAGGACAATTCTATTTGACAGATTAGAAGAATAAGTTTCGATTATTCCCTTCGACCGTCTTTTCGTGCTTTCGGCTCTTCGCACTCCTGTGGCAATAGCACGATTCTTACCGCCTGTTTCTTTCAGAATTGCACAACAATATCTTACTAACCTTGTGGGTGGAATACCTTTTTGCACTATCAGTGACCACATAGATGTCGGCTTACCCTTGTATCTTGGCATATCAATGTTGCATTTTATGCCTTTAGATTCCAACTCATTAAATTTATTGCGTATGTGGTAAACTGTTTCGGGAGCATCAGCCGTTGTGTGACTATGTTGAGCTTCAAAGTCTATACCCGATTTAATCGCTAAATCTAAAATAATGTCGCTATCTTTGCCACCTGAGTAACAAAGCATAAGCGGTTTATCATAGTAGCGTTTACTTATTTCTGCTCCGTCACGAAGTCGCATTATAGCAACCTTTTCTAAGTCCATTACTCTTCACCGTCCTCAATAGGCTGATTCCAGCATTTTACGCAGTTACCGTTTTTTCTGCAATCATTCAGACTCATCAGTCCTAAGTTGTACGGACATGCACCTTTAGGTATTCCGTCTATTCTAAGCTGAGCGTTCGGATAGTTCTTCAAGAACTCCGTAAGAAATGTCTTTTGCGGATACGCATTGCTCCACCTCTGAACAACTTCGATTGCTTGTTCAGGGTAAGATGATTCAAAATCCGAACACGTAACACCTATGCCGTTATTCCTCATGCCCATAGGGCAATCTGTACATCTAAGTTTGCACACTCCGCTCGCCTGTCTACCCATTCTTTTCTTTTCGCTGAAGTAGTTTGTAGTTTTCGTACAATCAATCATTTTCTTCGTCTCCTTCAAAATTAACAACTTTTCCGTTGTCTGTGTAGTCCCGCTTCTCAAATTCAAGTTTCAGCTTGTCGATAACCACACGGTCGATATGCTCCCAAAACACTTCGTCAGTGTCAGAGTGTTCAATTATTTCGGTCATAGACTTTAGTGCCTTTGCGCATCTATCACGGCCAAAGCCGAAATCCTTATACAAAGCAAATACAATCGTCTTAAAAATTCGCCTTGTGGCGTCCGCAATTTCCTTGTCCTTGACTTTCTGATATTCTCTATCTGCAAGGCGGTTAATCTCCGCCATAGTCTCTCTTTTCAGCTTAACGGGTATTCTCGCTTTCAATGCTTTCTCTCCTTTCAAATTCACAGACAAAGCCTGTGCTTACGGGCTTGCAAAACCTACAGTGCTTACAGCAGTAAACGCAGATGTACAAACCTTTTTCAGAGTACGGGCATTTCCGTATGCTACACGGATGATATTCGTGTTTACACTTTCGACAAACCTGCAATTTCATAATCAATCACCCAATTGCAGATATTTTTCAATTGTCTGCTTTGCTGATGTACTGCCATAACATACCTTTACGGCGTATCCGCACCGTGAAAGATTCTGCAACCATTTATCCTGATGTTCAGAAGTCTTATTGTTGCCGACTTTAAGCTCAATATATAAGCCGTGATATTTACCTTTTGGCACAGCAAGGCATAAATCCGGAACACCTGCCCTAACTCCTTGCCTTTTAAGATGTGCGGCTTCGGCTTTATCTCTTCTGCCACCATTTGGAACAGCGTACAGCATTGAAAGTTCAGGATGTATTTTCATTTGCACACATTTATCCGCCCATTTAATGAGTTTACATTGCTCCTGTGCTTCAGACATCATTTTCATTTCCTCTCGTAAAACGGTAATTCTTATTTTTATCGGCTTTAATAAAAATTTTCGGATTAGCCATTTCTGAAATTCTACTGCCTAAAGCCTCATCAATCTGCGAAATCTGTTCAAGTGATAATTCAGATGTTATGACAGTCGGCAATCCTTCATTGTATCTGTAATTGATAATCTTAAATGTAGCATTGACATCAGCTGTTGAGACAAAATCGCCCCTGCGAGTTTTAAAGAAATCATCAATGTAAAGAATTTCCGCTTGCTTATATGAATTTATGAGAGCTTCATACACCTCTAAATTACTCGATGCCTGCTTGATTTTGGTAATATCATCCTGCCAAAGCATATATTTAGGTGCTTTGCCTTTTTTGAGTAATGCTCCGACAATAGCCGTACATATATGTGTCTTTCCACAACCGGGCTGACCGCCGAAGAAGAACCAATCAGAGCATTTGTCAATGTACTCATATGCTTTATCTTTCACATATTTCTGCCAATCTGAGGTTGTCTTGTAACTTTCAAAAGTATATCGTTTAAGAAGTTTTTGAAGACCGCTGTTCTGCATTCTGTGAAGTTCATCTCGAATTTTCATACAATCACATTTGCAAGCAACCACATCATATGTAACCTGCCCGAAAGGCGTTTCGCCTGCCTTTACACGGTAAATATAGCCTCGGTTCATACATTTCTCGCACTCATAGCCAATGAGCTTACCGGGTGTTGAGTTAAACACTTTTGCTTCTTGTTCGGCTTTTTCTCTCGGAGTGAGTTCTTTAGAAGACTTTCTCGCCCGTTGGATAATTTCCTCCGCTCGCTGTGGTGACATTATTCTTGACATTATCGCTTGGATTGAATCCATATCCTACACCTCCTCTGTCTTGGACCTTATTAAGCCATTTAGTAATGAAACCTTTAATGCCGGTTCTTGTTTTTCTCCTGCTCGGATTAGCTTCGAGCCACCCCAACATCGAACGCAATTGTTGTTCTACATCAACAGCAGGATACAAAATTTTGTAGTGCTGAACATCAGATTTTGAAACTGGATAATTACTCTTATCGTTCAAAGGTAATGTAATAAAAATATTTTCACCGGCGGTGTCGGCTGCATTTGCAGACGGCATCGCATAATAATTATTTCTATTTACTTTACTTTCCTTTACTTTACTTTTCTTTGTGTCGTTCTCGGAGAGATTATGTTCATTCTCGGAGAGATTATGCTCATTTTCAGGTATAACTATATAAGCCTTTGTTTCTTCCGTTTTCAAAAGCCAATATAATCTATTTATTGTGCGACCTCGCACGGAGCGTTTTTCGATAGCGTACATATATCGTTCTTGCATCATTTTGTTGGTCAGTATGCTCTCCCTATCAAACAGCCCGTTATCAAACAGCCCAATTCGTAAGCAAAGCTTAACTACCTGATTTACCGTATCTGATTTAATTCCACCGCTCATTCGTTTCGCTATCGTGGCAGCACTGGTTTCTTCTCGCCACTCATAATAGTAACCATTTGTTGCATAAGCTTTGGTACAAATCCAAAAAAATACTCCAAAGCCGTCCCAACCCTGTGCATCAATAAGCACATCAAATCTCTCATCATCATCGAACAAGTGAACATCCCAAGCCGCAAAGTCAAGCCCTCGCTTTGGTTGTCCAGCCATTCACTGTATCACCTCTTTCTTTTTGTATTAAGTTTCAGCTTTGTACAAAGATATTCATCAAGCTCTATACCGTAGATTTTGTACTTATCAAACAGCTCTTTTTCGTGCCGATGTGCTTCATCGTGGTGCTTTCTGCAAAGGCATATAGCTTTTAATCCTATATGTACAATCTGTTCCCTATCTCGCCCCATACCAATTCTGTCAACATGATGAACTTCACCTGGTGCATTGCATATTGCACACTTACGATTTTCAAGACAACTGTACAAGTATCTGCCTATATCATCTGTAACATTAAGCAGAGTATCTCTTGTTCCGATATTTTGGTAGAAACAAAAATCTATCAGATAGCTTATGAAATCTCTTGCTACGCTTTTTTCGCAATCAGACAGCGAAAAGTATTCAATGCCAAATTCACCGCAAAAATTAAACTTGAAATATTCTTTAATCCATTCGGGATTATCTCCGCACCAAAATGCTATATCTCTGATGATTGCGTATATTTTTCTTCGCTGTTCGGCAGAAATCGTGCGTCCGTCAACAATTCTGAGTTCAATTTCATGTACTTGTTTCTGTGCAAGTTCTCTGCCGATACGCTCATGCGGTCTTACTATTAAGTTATATCCGTCATAAGATACTATGTTCGCTGATGTAATCATACTAAGTCCTCATGTTGGTGCATATAAACGAAGAAACTGTTATTACCCATATTTTGATACAACCATTCATCGCACTTTTCTTTGCTCAAATGTGTACGAAGAACTCTATCTTCGTACACATATTGACCTTTCAATCGTTTATCTTTTATTCGATTAAGTAATTCTGTTTTTGAGTAGTTAGCTTCTACAAGATACAAATCGTAGTTCTTAGCTGTTATATGAGCGATTTCCGATGTATCAGTTGCGTATATAACTTTATATATCCCCTGTTGAGTGTTGAAGTGTAACTTCCAGCCGATATTAGGAACATCATGCCGAAGTGGTACTGCTGAAAAAGTAATATTGCTGATTGAGTACCATTTATCCTGAGCGACTATGAAAGAATTGTATTGAAAGGAGGTATCACCTAATAAAAAAAGCTTTTTGCAAAGATAATTGGGGTAAATTATCCGAATACAAGGGTGTTCGGACAGCAGTCGCTTTAGAGTAGCAACATTACAATGGTCTCCGTGTTGATGAGTTAAAAAAACATATTTAACTCGGTCAACCACTTCACACTCAACAAGTTTGTTGAACGGCACTCCGCAGTCAATCAAGACCTGACCGTCAAGAAAGACTGCGTTGCCATTAGAGCCTGTGCTTATTATCTCTAAATCAATCATTTCATTCTGCAAGATCATCAATAGAGAACTGTTCTTCATCCGGTTCAGATGAAGATGAATTGTAAATTTCAGGTGTTTCAGCAGGAACTTCTGCATCAATCATGGTATCGGTGTCATAATCGGGAGTTCCGTCAGCATTGATAATATGATTATCAGCTTCATATGCTGTCTGCATTTCAACACTCATAATACCCCATTTGCTTATAAGCTGTCTGAGCATTGTCTTTTTTGCCATAGCATCAAAATCCTTTGCCCAAAAAGTGTAACTTGTACCCTTATTGACATCGCTTGCATATCCGGCTGAATACTTCATAGCGTGCTGTTTCATCTTATCCTTACTCCAGTAAAGAGCTTTCTCAAAGCCGTTTACATAGCGAAAATAAGCATAATATCCGATTGTTTCAGCTGTTTCACGCTCTGTTTCATCTTCAATCATTTTGATTGTAATTTCTTCTGTGAGCGGATCCCAATTAAGAAGTTCTCTCTCTTTGATTTCCACCACATTAAGTCTTTTATACTGTCCTGAACGGATAGCAAGCTGAATATAGCCACGATAGCCAAGAACAAATGTAGCTGTTGTACGCTTATTCTTTCTGTCCTTAAACGGGACCATATAATACTGACCGAGCTGTGGTGACGGAGGAAGTCCGAGAGAGTGACCGCAAAGAGCCGCCGAAAGAATTGTAGCTGCATCGCATTCTTCGAGTGCAGGATTTGTACTCACCACAGATGTGATAGCCGCCGTAAATTTCTGAATTTCCTTCGGGTCTTTCATTGAGTTTGAAAGACTTTTCTGAAAAGCCTGTGTCTGGAGCATTGACGAAAACTTCGGCTTTCTCTGCTGAATCTGATTGTTTTGATTATTATAATTACTCATAGCGCAATCCCCTTTCGTTGATTAACTGCTTAACAGTGAGTGCAAAATCTTTAAGCTGTGATTTTGTACCGTAAACCTTGAATGACAATGACAGAACTTTTTCATCTTGCTGTGGCTGTTCTGATATTTCTTCAACCGGAGGAGCAACTTCTTCAGGCACATTTGCAACAAACGGTTCATATTCGTGAAGAGTGTTGCTCACAGCCTGCTCGGCTTTTTCACGCTCTGCTCTTTCGGCTTCTGCCCTTGCTTTTTCTTCTTCAATAGCCTTGTACCTCTCTGTTACGGAAGTTATTGCAACCGATACATTCAAAGACCGCTTATACTCGTACAGGATTTCGTCCTTGTGCTCCTGCGTTGCGATAAGCTTTAAGTCATCCATAACCTTGTCCAAAAAGGTCTTAATGGTTTCTTTTAGCTTTTTGAGAGATACGCTCATGGTTATATTCAGATTAACCTGCTCATATGTTACGAAGTCAATACCGAGTGATTTCTTATATTCTTCAAAATAACTCATAGACTTTTCGTATTTAATCCTTTTTAATTCCTGCTCGGTAGCGTTAATTTTGCCCTTGAGCGCCGAATCTGCCTTTTTGTACGGATTTGTTACACAATCCTTATAAACTGTTTCAAAAGCCTCATAAGGTGTTATTATTTCCGATTTAACCGCTTTTCGGCGAGTTTCAAATTCCGCAAATTCCTTATTGAGCGATGAACGCAACTTCTTGATTTCCTTGTAGTTTTCGTCTGTACATATCATTTCGCAGGCAGTGTTTACCTTTTTCTCAATTTCAGATTTAACCAGCTTGAGATTCTCGATGATGACAGGAATCTGAGCTACCTGAATTAAATCGGTTGAATCAGGTTCTGCATCATTAACTGTTGACAGATTTTTTACTTCTTCCATATCAGCAGTTTCAAGCAAATTAACGGGTTCTGTAATTTTGGTCATTTTATGTTACCTCCTTAATCTATTGACCATTCTTCCTCGGTAATGCCGTGAAAAAGTTCGGCACATTCACGAGAACAGAAAATATCATCATTTGTATCTCTGAAATATGTATAATCATATCTGAGTTCTGCGTTGCACGCTCTGCAATGCCCCATTACCAGTACTTGCGGTGCGTTTGGGCACATCGGATTACACGGAGTGCTTCTGCATACTTCGCACATTTTAATATCTCCTAACTATTGATTTTTCGATTCAATATGATATAATGAGCTTGTTTAAATTTCTTTTTGTTTAATCCCGTGTTGCTGTTCCTAAGCAATGCGGGATTTCTCTTTGCCTGCAAGTTGCATTTCAAACAACGCCTTTGATACTCTTTCAGCTCTGAGTTCTTCCCTGATAAGCTGTTCAAGGTAATAATCCTCAAGGCGTTCACCGTTTGCATCACCAAATCGGCTGATAATAACCGCCAACTTGTTCTTAGCGTGTGCCTTAGCAATTTCAAACTCAGATTCAGTGCATATGTATCCGTTTGAGGATATAAAATCAGTGTAATTCAAAATATTTTCCCACCTTTATATTTGATAAACATTTTGCTAAGGTCCGCAAAATGTTCTTTTCATCAAACAACCTTGTAGTCGTTGGCATTTTCAACCCCCACACATTCAAAATTGAATGCTTCGGATTCAGGCGTTTCAAGGGCTTTGAGTTTGCGTTTTAGCTCTCTGTTCTCGTGACGATAACCGCTTGACGCTGTTTTTTCAAGTGCAAGGTCTGTTCTTGCGTTTCTCAGTTCAATGCTGAGATGTCTGTTCTCTGCTCTGAGGTTTTCCACATCTTTGAGCAGTTTTCTGCGTGTCGGATAGTTTCTTAAATGCCACATTTGTTACACTCCTTTCAACGGGTTTGAACCGAGAATATAATTGAGAAACGGTATTCTCGGAATACGGATAGATGTGCCGACTACAATTACATTGAAGCCCAATTTTTCGGGTTCGTCCTTTGCCTGTTCACGCAACTTTTGCGGAGCAACTCCAATAGCCTTTGCGGCGTCCTCAGAAAGCAGATAGAAATCACTGCTATCCATAATTTCTTTGATTTTTTTGTTCATCTGAACTGTGTCCATACTTTTCGCCTCCTATTTTTCGTTGGTAATTTTATCTGAAACGATTTCGACTGATTCAACATCAGCTACGCTGAGTGTCAGTTTGAGCAGTACAACCTCGCTGACCGTTCGTGTTATCTGATAGCTTGTAACATACGGAATTTCTGTTCCGTCAATTTCAAGAAGGAACTTGTCCTTTGTGTCAATAAGTTTAAGTTTTGCCATTTTCTCACCTGCTTTTCGATATTTTATTGCTTTATTACCCAAATAATGTTATTATTTATTTAGAAAGGTGGTGCACATATGAGTGACCAAAACATAAATGATACTGCTTATGGTGTTACAAAAGCTGTTTTAGAATCAGAAGCAGTAAGTAATCTTACAAATCCACCAACAAAAGTTGTAGGTGGTCTGTTAGCCGATTTCATAAACTTAACTGTAGGTGGCATACATTATGCTTCAATAAAAGCCGAATTAAAGCGCCAAAAAAAGTTGGAAGACTTTAAAGCTAACATTCAAAAGGGTGTAGATAATATTCCAACAGAACATAAAGTTGAATCGAGAGAATCGATTATTGGACCTGCTCTTGAAAAAGCGAAATACCTTATGAATGAAGACGAAATTCGTGAAATGTTTGAAAAGTTAATCGTCAATTCATTCGACAGTAGAAAAATCGAAAAAATTCATCCGTCTTTTTCTGACATCATTCAACAAATGTCGCCTATAGATGCCCAAAACCTAAAATGTTTTTCAGTTGAAGAAAATTTGCCAATATGCGAAATAAGGATGGAGCTTGAAAAAGGCGGTCATAGAATTTTGCAAACTAATATTTTTTGTAGTAATAAGTTTTGCGATTCAATTGAGCAACAATCAATTTCTTTATCGTCTTTATCTCGTATGGGTCTTATAAGCATCGCATATGATCAATACTTAACTGATGATTCAGTCTATAAGATTTTTGATTCTTTACCTATAGTAGTAGATTTCAAAAATCAAATAGAAGCCGCAAACAAATCAAATAACAGTAATCAAAAATTTGATTTACAGAAAGGAGTTGCAAAACTTACTCCTGTTGGAAAAGCGTTCATTGATGTTTGTCTTCGTCCTTTGCCCACTTAATCAGATCCATAATTTGAGCGTCGTGCTTATCAAGGTAGCTGTCTATTATTTTATACAAATGGGCGGCTACTATTTTTATAGCTAATACTGCTGAAACAAAAGCTGTGCAAAGCATTAGCAGTCCTAAAATTATTATTACTTCCGTCTTTCTTCACCTCTTTTCAGCTAAGTCCGTTTAATGGGACTGTGATTGTGGTATTATTGATTGTGTGGTATTACCTACTGTTCTTTTTAAGAATTTCGTTGACAACTGACTTTTCTTCATTCGTCAGTAAGTTTTCAACTGGTGTATCTGTGATTTCAGCAATTTTCTGTCTTACTGAAATTTTAGGAATAACGCCATTACGCCAGTTTCGGATGTTAGCTTTACTCATTTCTAATTGAGAGAGTAACGAACAAAGTGTTATATTTCTTTTATCGCATATATCTGACACAATTTTGTAAAAATCCACAATTTATTACCTCCTTTTTTATTGATAATTTAGGTTGACAAATGTGCACTATACCTTTATAATTTAATCAGTTAAAAAAATTAGATTACAAAGTTGGTGCACATTCACACACCTTTTTTTCGTCAAGTTAATGTCCCCACATCGTCTTGACAAGTTTATTATAGTGCATAAAAGTGTACTTTGCAAGTGCATTTTTGAAATTTAAGTGCATTTATATGAACTTCGTGAAAAGTGCACAAAAGTAGAGGTGCATTTTTGTGTTCTTTGATTTATTGGATTCAATATGTAAAGAGAACGGTACAACAGTTACTGCGGTTTTGGTTGCAGTTGGTTTGAGTAAAGGTTCTATACGCAATTGGAAAAACGGTGTTTTACCTAAATACCAAACTCGCCTTAAAATAGCCAATTATCTCGGTGTTCCTGTTGAAAGACTTATGACTGAGCAGGAAATCGAAGAAGAAAAGAAACAGCACGAGCAGATTGAAAAGTTAGTTGAAGATGTTGCAAGAAAGGTTTCTTCCCCTCTTCCGAAAGCAAATTTTGATGAACTTTCGTATGCTGCTTATCAAGAAATGGAAGGAGAAAGCGAAGATTTTAAAAACGATATACTTAGCTATATCAAATTTAAGAAATCTCAAAAAGGAAATGATTGAATGACTTTAGAGGATATTTATTTTGAATGTGAACAAAAAGGGATAACTGTTGATTATTTCAAAACTGACAAAGCAAAAGCATTTTCTTTTCCTTACGAAAACGGAATTGTAGTTCTTGACAAAAGCAAGATTGAAACTACTGCCGAGGAAACAGTTTTGCTTGCTCACGAAGAAGTTCACATAGATTTAGGTGCTTTTTATTTATTCACAACTCCATTAACCGTAAAAGGGAAAATGGAACAAAAAGTAAAGAAACACACAATAAAAAAGCTCATCCCTTTGGATGAGCTGAAAGAAGCGGTTCACAACGGCATAACAGAACCGTGGGAACTTGCCGAATATTTTAATGTCACAAATAAATTTATGGTTGAAGCAATGGAATTTTACAGAGATAATTTATTGATGTAGCCGTAAATTTTTTACAATTTATAGTGCCTGTTCTGCACATTATTTTTATTACAGAAAGTTGGGATAATATGGGATTTTTAGATAAATTATTCAAATCACATAAAACAGAACCGCACCAACAAATAGATTCTCCTACAAAAACAGATACTCCAAAGGAATTAGAAGTTCAAAAAGAAGTTGACGCAAATGAACAGCTACCACAAGCTGTTAAAAATGCTTTACTTGAAAACCCATTTATCAATGAATATAGAAATGAATCTTCTGATAATGCTGTATATTTACTTTTCTGTGATTATGCAGGAGCTGAAAAATGGATAAGAGATTCGGCAAAGCCTGAATCATATTTTAATAATTACATTAAGGCTTTACAAATATTAACAGAAATCTGTAAATATAATGTGCGAAAAACTTCAGGACACCCTTTACCAAAAGAACAACTAAAAGAATTGAAAAATAACTACGAGCAAAATACAAATAGATTTATTCTTAGATATTGGAAATCCACTCTTTTAGCTGCCAATAAATTGAAAACTGATAAGGGCAAGCAAAATAAAATAAATAATTTTTTTGAAGATATATCCAACAAATACAGTTCATATTTGACCGACGAAAATTTAAGATTTGTTGATTCTCTAAAATCAGATAATCAAAGCGACGTTTCTTTAGAAAAAATACCCGTTACTTGTGGTAGTTATGATGTAAGCACTGTTGAAAATATAAGAGCCATTCCGTGTATAAACTCTGAGGTTATGTTTTTATTGCAGAAAGCCGCTACCAATCACAAAGCGAACGGAGATTTAGATTTAGCGGTAGAATGTCTTTTAAAATCTAATCAGATTTCTGATTCTCTTTCATATGAGAAAATGCACCTTACTGAAAAGCAGTACCTACGAGTAATAAAGTATGCCGAATTGTTAAACAAAGAACTTTCAAAACAAATTGAGGATAAGGCAAGAAAAGAACATCCTGAAATGTTTCCTGACATTATACTTACTAAAGAGTGCGAAAGCTTTAAACGACAAATTAAAGCAATGCACAACTTAAACCTGAGTTATATGCAATTAACTACATCAAACAGTTGTGATTTTTGTAAGGGGTATGACAATAAAATTTATAGTATAAACAAAACAGATAATACACACCCATATGTTTATGATTTACCAGTATTTTTACGCACGGGAAGATGTCCTAAGTGCAGAATTTACATAGGTTACTATATGTATTGTCCGGAACTTGAAGATTTAAGTGTCCCTTTGTCAAAAAATGAAATTGAGGAACTTAATAGATTAAGAAATAAAACACTATGACATTATTATTTGAAAGGTGTGTTATCTATGGTATGTAAAAATTGCGGTGCAAATGTCGGCAAAGAATACAGACTTTGCCCTTACTGTATGTCCGAACTTGAATATCCCGAAAACAAAGCAGAACAGCAACCAATTATTATTCAGAACATAATCAATAATCAGCCAAATGTGGCGACCTCTGCCCCTCCGACTGTATCTCATCATCAGTTGTGCAGTCCTAAAGATAAAAGTATGACATTGATTTTGTGTGTTGTTCTCGGTATGCTCGGCGCTCATTGCTTCTATGCAGGTAAAGCAGGTATGGGTATCCTCTACCTCTTCACAGGCGGACTTTTCGGCATAGGCTGGATTGTTGATATAATCAGAATTGCCGCAGGCTCATACACCGACAGCCATGGTCTGCCGATTAAATAGAATTAAATAAAAAAATCCCCCCCACCCC